GAATCCAATCCGTTCCGTTGTCTGAAAACCAGACAGAAATTACTTTTGGATACCACCAGTTGTTTGTGTGGTAGCCGATTTCAACAACATCAATTTCGTTGCCAGCGCCAAAATCATAACCATAACTTTGAGGCCGTGGATAAGTGCTATCAAAAGCCACCATAACCGTTGTATTGTTATTGTCGAAAAGGTTGGGCAACGTAGCACCACCATCACCCAACGGCGTTCCACCTGTTGCCTGTTGTGGCACGCCGGCAACTTCACGAAATTCTAAAATGTTTAGATTAAGACGACCTGTATATTCAAATGAATGAACTTGTAGTCGCCAATAGCGATGCGCGGCCATTTATATTTCCTCGCCCACTAAATCCCAACTATAAACGGCGGCCCGTGCGTTGCGGTTATCTGTTGGCGGATCACAATAGCAAGTTAGTTCGGGCCAGTAGATGGCCTGATAAGCGGTGGCTGATGCAACGATGGTTAACGTAGCAATATCACCACCCATAGAAACGGCTGTTATTTGCCACTTATCGCCAACCAAAGCCCTGCCCTCTACGCCATAATCTGCACGCCTTGCAGTTGGTACAGTGATAACATTTGAGGCGCTGGTAACGGTTCTCTCGGCCACGCCTTTAATTATAATCGGCTGTGAATAATCGAGCATTTGCAAACCGGCTGGCAACAAACCACTGGCCGAAATATCTGTGATCAATTTATCGGCCCACGATGTTTGCTGTTTTAATGCGCCACTACCCATGCGAACACGCGAAACGGCCTGCACTGGCTTATAATTTTGCGATAACGTATGTGATGCTTTTACCGGCACTTCAATGCCACCTATGACCAAATTTCTCATCGTGTTCCCCGCTTGGTGGCTTCAAGCGATAACTCGCGCCTCCATGTGTCAATGTTGGCCGGATCACCATAAACCTGTTTAACGCTGCCATCAGGCATGGTCAAATTAACAGGCTGCAAGTTTTGGCCACCTGTTGGCGCTTGTGTTGATTGGTTTGGAATTTGGGCCGTGTTGGTGATAATAGGCTGCACAAGAGGATTATCATTTAACAGCTTTTGCATTTCTGCTGAACTGCTTAAAATAGCATCCCTGAAACCGCTTATATCAACTGCTACCTTTGCCTCAACCTGTGCCAGTTTTTCATCACTTATTTGCTCACCCACATTGCGCAAGCTAGTGCTTAACCCTTCCAGAACCATGCTTGATTCTGTGCCGGTTTCTTTCATGTGGTCTAAAATATCAAACGCGCTTTCAAGTTTGCTAATCGCAGTATCAATATCACCAGTATTAACGGCCCGCTGTGCTTGCAATTCTAGCAGGCCAACATCGAGCGTATTGGCATCTTCCACATTGTTTTGTGGGCCAATTATGTTTTGGTGTCTAGCTTCAAACTTTTTAGATATTTCGGCTGCGCTTTTAACTGCATTTTCCAGCGTTTTTTGAGCCTTCTTAATGCTGGTTTCCATTTCCTTGGTGGTGGCTTCAACAATTTCTTGAGCAACCATTACAGGCGCGGCCATTTTCTTGCCGGTTTCGTCTGCTTTTGCTGCAATTTCGTTGGGTACATCAGTCCAAGTTTGTTTAACCTTTTCAACCGATGCAATCACGCTGTTAACTGAGTCCTCAGTGCCGGCCTCCCAAACTTCCATCGCTTTTTTAAATTCACCTTCAAGCGCGAAAGAGGCGGCGGCTGCCATTGCACCAATGCCATTGCCAACCAGTTTTAAAACACCACCAACAACGGTGGCCACGGTTGATAATACTTTCATAGCATCGGCAATGCCTTTCATGCTTTTTTCTACATTTTCTGAATCTTTGGCCCATGCGACTAAATTTTTAGTGAACCTTTCCAGCACCGGCAACGCCTGAGCCATTACCCGTAAAAATACACCTTCAAGGCCCGCTTTTAATCGTGAAATATTATCGTTGGTTGCCTCTGCTGCTGCGGTTAATTTGCCATCTAAAGTAACGCCAAGCGCATCAGCCTCATCGGCCATTTCTTTAAGGCCATCACGGCCAGCGTTTAAGAACGGAATCATCTGCGAACCGGCCCGCCCGATCAACACCTGTGCCAATGCTGATTTTTTAGCACCATCTTCCATGTGCTTGAAGGCTTCTGCCATATCACCCATCACAGCATCGGTTTCGCGTAACATGCCCTGATTATCAACAATGCTGACACCTAGATCATCAAACGCATCACGCTGCGTGGCCAAGCCTTGTTGAGCATCGTACATCGAGCGTTGAAACTTAACCACGCCTTTAGCAATTGCTTCAAAGTTTGTGCCTGTTAATTCAGCTTGAAAACGTAACCGCGAAAGCTGCTCAACAGATAGGCCCGTGGTTTGGGATAGCTTGCCAATTCTATCAGCCAGTTCGAGCGTGCGCTTGGCCATTACACCCAAAACAACGCCGGTGGCTGCAAGCCCTGCAATGCCCACCGCACCGAAAGCCTTTAACGCTTTACCTGCACGCTTTGCATTGCGCTCAAATTTATTTAGCTTTTTATTTGAGCGGTCTAGATCACGATGCAGCTTGGCACTTTCGGCCTCAAGCCGGACAACCAGTTTTGCTAAATCAGCCATCTTTTTTCACCGCATGCGCAGCAAAAAAGGCCAAAACATTTTTGGTTTCTGCGCTCCGTTTTTCGTGTTGATTTTTAATCATAAAATCCTCGGCACTGAATGCAGGTTGGTTCTTGCCACGGTTAACATTGGCAAGTGTTGAAGCAATTATGGCAGCATGCAGATTGTCCCGTTCAGGGCCAAAAGGATGCAACGCATAAAAGACCATCCAATAACTCAACTCGGTGCTGGTCATTGTTTGATCTATTTCGGCAACTGTGCGGCCCAGCGCTAATGCAAGTTTGAACTTAAACATTAACTCAGGCCGCTCAATTAGTTTTTTTCAGCTTCCTCACCCGTTAAGCCTGACAACGCCAAAACGGCATCAGCAAGGCGGGTTACACCATCGCCGGACATTTCCATAACCGCATCCACATCTGATTCCTCAAACATAGTGCAGCTAATGCAAACTATTAACGCTTGGCCGCGAACTGGATCGGCTGAAATCTCTCTCAACCGGCCACGTTCAGCCAAAGTTAATTCACGGATTTCAATTGATTTACCATCAATATCAACCGTTGATGTTTTGGGTTTGAAGCCTTTGAAAAATTGCTCTTTATTCATAAGTTTATGCCACCACTATTGCACCACTTATTTTCAACGTGAAAGTTATGGTGTTGCGATCATCATAACTCGGATTGATAACCCAACCCAAACAAGCGAAAGTCACACTGTATGTGAGCGGTGTTACGCCATCAGTAATCAGGATTTCAAAGTTACGGTTATCGCCCGCATCAACATCGGTAATTAAACCCTGTTGCTCGGTATCTGCTGGCAAGTAGTTGGCCTCCATTGTTACCTCTGTGCCATCTGCTAAACCTGCAATATATTCACGCACCGTGCTATCAAAACTGGTCACTTCAACAAGCGGGTTCAACAAACCCAAACCACTCATTGAAATTACTTCAAGCATAGGATTGAAGATTTCAGTACCGCCGCCATCGCCGCGACTAATTGTTACGCCATTCAAAAACGCATCAGACATAATATTTACCTCTAGAATTTACCGTTCAACACGGATTTAAAAAACGGCCACACGGCCAACAAAACAAAATCAGCGTTTATGCAATGTTGCTGAAATCGAATACCTGTATTTTTCGGCTGCATCTTCAAAAAAAGTTAACGCCGAATCAATGTAAATTGCATCAACCTGCACACCGGCCAGCGTGCCTGAATAATTCTTAATTGCTGCACTAACTGCCTCGCCAAGCGATAACGCATCAGCATGCAATTCAGCCCAGCAATCAATTTCAATGTTGGCCGCTTGATTTGTACCTTGGCCGTCAAAAGTAATGTTTTCAGCAGTCGGCTCAACAGCATAACCAACACAAGGAAAAACTGGATTTTGTGGCAGCAAAGTTGGATAAACTTTTGTGCCAACCAATGCCGAAACACCTGCATCATTAGTTAATAATTGATATATAAAATGCTCGATCATACTGTGGCCGCCTTTATTTTTTCAGCTAGTTTTTGCTTTAAC